TCAATCAAGCGCTTGTGTGAAGGCTGGATCGCTGGACACTACCGTGGTTTGATCCGCAATGGCAGCGACCCTCGCTGGGTCCGCTTCGTCGACGGTCGCTGGGAGTTGATTCCTGAGCGTACGGAAGTTGTGCGATTTGCCATCGAGAAGTATCGCGAAGGGTTCTGCTGCGCTGGTGTTCTCGGTGCCGTAGTAGCTGATCAGGAACGCTGCGACGCGCAGGGCGCCTTGTTCATGCTCCGGCGACAGCTTGTATTCGATCAGAGCGTGATGCTCGGCGCCGGCAGTCATCGTCGGTACCGGCTCTTCCACGGCCCGGCCAACGCAGTTGCGCCGGAGCGTGGCCAGGCTGGCGGTCACCAAGCGCTGCTGGCTGCCCGTGTTGGTGACTGTGGTCAGCGGCTCGTCTGCGCCCTTGGCTGGTGTGGTGTTAAATCCGCCGTTCGCCTGCTCAATGAACGCGGTGCAGACGCCCATGGCATGCGCAGCACCTGCCGGCCGCTTGTAGTTGCCGCCGCTGGTGATGGTTGGCACCGGCTCCGTCACCGGTGTGCCTTCGCTGTGGAAGCGGAACTTCACCAGGTACGCCGCAGCGAGCGCGTGCTTCACGCCGCCGGCTACGACCGTGCCCAACGGCTGGTCTAGTCCGGGGGCGCGCGGCTGCTGCCCGTTTCGCTCGCCGTAGCCAGTTTGGACCAGGGTAGGGCTCGCCATAGCGAACGACCCGCCGCGCGGCCAGGATGTAATGGTGCGCAGCGGCTCATGTGCGGAATGCGCCAACTCACCCGACCAGTTCGCGATCGGCACGATGAATGGCTGTGGGTTGTCCAGCACGAACTTCTTCATGCCCTTTGCCACACGGCGCAGCGTTGCGGGCGCCAACTCCTTCTTACGTCCGAAGATGCTCTTGCTCGGCACGCCCCAATCGATACAGTCGGCGGCGGTGCGATACTTCTGCTGGCCCTTGGCTGGGTTCTTGGCGTGGGTAGGCTCTGGCCACACGATGGGCTGGCGATCGCAACGGGCGATCATGAACAGACGCTCGCGGCTGGTCGGTGCACCGAAGTCGCAGGCCTTGATAACCCGCCACTCCACCTGGTAGCCCATGCCCTCCAGCAGATGAACGAATCGGCGCCAGGTGATGCCGCGGCGATTTGGGTCGGGCACTAGGAACTGCTGCTGCACTGGTACCCGTTCACCGACGGCGGCCACGGTGCCATCCAGCTTCATCACCCGGCCGGTGGCCTTGTCGCGCTTGGCGATCAGCGGACCCCATTGCAGGATCTGCTTAACGTTCTCTAGGCTGATCACCCGAGGCCTCTTCTTACCAGCCCACTTCAATCCGATCCACGACAGGTTGCGGATCTCGCGCTTGCGGGGTTGTCCACCTGCCGCTTGGCTGTGGTGCGTGCAGTCTGGGCTCATGTGGAACCAGCCAACGGGACGGCCCTGGCACTCCTCGTCGGGATCGCCCTCGAAGACGTCGGTCTGAAAGTGGCGTGCATGCGGATGGTTTGCCGTGTGCATGCTGATGGCTGCTGCGCTGTGGTTCTTGGCCACGTCGACCTTGCGACCCAGGCCCATTTCCAGCCCGGTACCGGCGCCTCCGCCTCCGCAGAAGAAATCGACCACAAGTTCGTCGTCCTGTGGATGGAGCGCCAAGCCAAACTGGGTTTTGAAGTCGTGCGCTTCGGGCAGTTTTGCTGCGGAAAGGGACGTCATGCCGCGTCCTCCACCAGGGCGGCGCTGGCATGTATACCGCGCAGTTGGGCATGGACGCGAACTGCGAAGGCCTGGATGTCCCGCTGCTGTTGCATGGCCCGTTTGCGGCCTGGCTCTGTGCCTGGAAGGGCTTTCCAAGTTGCCTCGGCCAGGCGCAATGTCTCGGCCGCATTGGTCAGCAGGTCATAGTCCGATCTGGTTACCGGCATGCCCTGATAAGACTGATCTGCAGGGATCAGAAACCCGGCTTGCTGCAGTGCGGCTTTAATTGCCTGTGCCATCTGCTCGGATGTAGCGTAGGCACCGGCTTGCTCGGCCAATGTCGTGTCCATTGCGGCGACAATGCAGCTGACTGGGGAGGGGGGCGTATACCCCTCGGCAGGCTGCGCGTGCGGGCGATTATTAGCGATTAGCGTTGCATCAGCGGGCGCTGCCTCGCGCAGCTTGTTGTGGGGTATCAGGGCCCCGGCGGGGCTGCTGAAAGGTGGAATAATGCCTGCTGCTTCGCAGCAGAGGCTTTTTGTTTTTTGTGCGTCGACAGCACGGATTTCGCTGAGCGAAGCGGGAGTGGCTTCGATGAGTTCCTGTTGTGTCGCGTGCCCGCTTCCCTCCGAGGTCAAGCCCTGTGGTGGTATCCCCATGATGGTGGTGGTGGTGCGACTGGCATCGCCCAGCAGGAGATCAAAAAGCAAGCCGCGTTGGTGGTGGGCGCGGCCTGCTTTCCGGCCAAGGAAATAGGCGTAGGTATACAGTCCGACTATGAACGCACTGATAACGATGAGGGCGATGACCTGTTGGGTGGTCATGGGTCTAACTCCTTGTGGTGTGCGGGCCGGTGGTGGCGGCCCTTGCTGGGGTGTTACTGCTTTTCTTGCTCGGGTTGTCGAGATTGCTTTTCATCCGCCAGGTAAGCCCTGCTATCGATCAGAGCGGCGACATGGCGGATGTGGGCGAACTTCAGGGCTTTCTGGCTGTTGTCCAGCGTGGTGATGGGCAAACAGATCCGTCCTACCTTCAGTTGCTCGGCAAAGGTGTCTTCATTGAGGTTGCGGAAGTACTGCACGCGCACCTTGTCGAGTGGGATGAGCACATCGCCAAAGGTTCGGTACAGCAGTTCAACGGTGGTTGCATCAGGTGCGTGCGGCAGGCGCAGCGCGATTTGGTTGGTATTGCTCATCAGGCTTCGGGCTCTCCCTGAGCTTGTGGCGTGACGGGTGGTGCCAAGTGATCTCGCAGTGCTTGCGTACCAGGTCGCGCCATTCTTCAGGAACCTCTTGGAGCGCAGCGTTGCGCTCCTCACGGGTCTTGAACTGGAGGATCTGGGTCGCGTACTGCCTAGGCCGCATAGCGCTTGTCTTCCGGTGGTGTCGGAAGTTGCAGATCGAGACGTTCGGCAAGCCAGGGGATCCCGGCCTGCTTCACGCGTGTCGACTCGCTGTACTGCATGCCGGCTTCGGGGTGAAACCAGCTGCCCTCTTTGATCCGCAGGTATTCGCGGTCGCGGGTGGGGTAGCGGGGCAGATTGCGCTCGGTCAGCAGTTCGTTCTCACGCATGCGGCGGATCAGCTCGTTCCGGCTGATCCCGAAGTGCTTGGAGGTCTGTGCAAGTGTGCGTTCCAAGTCCACCTCCTAAGCCACGTCGGCGAGCACAGGCTCGACATGTGGCATGTCGGCTGTGTCCAGCTTGCCGTTGGCGATAGCTTCGAGATGCGCCGCAACCTTTTGCGCACTGGCGAGGTTGTTCGCTGGCAGCGTCAGGCTGTTCACCGTCGAACCCATGCGGATCACCACAGTGACCTGGTCGAGATAGACCTCGGTCTGCATCGTGGCCTTGGCACGGGCGCCATTCGACTCGTCGCGTAGGATGTGGGTGAATTGCCCGGTCAGGTTGGTCTGCGCCTTGAGGCAGACAAAAGCGTTGCGGCTAAGTGCAAAGCTCATGCTGCGTGCCCTCCGTCGTTAGGGGGCGTGCAGCTAGGAGCGTGGAAGGACGATGGGCGTTTGGTTGCGACAAATGCGCAGCCGTGTTGCTTGGCCAGTCGCCGGACCTTGAAGGTCAGATCGATGGTCGCGGCTGATGGGTGGACGTGCAGTGATGCCGTAGTGTGCATGGTATTGCCTCACTCTGTGGTGGAAGAGTGAGGCAAATATCAACCAGTGGTTGTTTTGTGTCAACCGCAAATTGATTTTATCGGCGAGTTGCAGATCGTGGATAGCTCATTCGGGTATGAAAGATCCCACTACTTTCCCACAAATGTGGGTTTCTTCCGTGATGTCTATGATTGGATACTGTGGATTGATTGGCCTGAGGTACTGGCGCCCTGCGTCTGCCACAAGCACCTTGAACGTCACTTCATTGGTCCTTGGCACCCTTGCTATAACGCGATCGCCTGTGTGTGCCTCAACCTCCGGATCGACGAAAATGATGCACCCGGTTGGGTAGCTTCGTCCTGGCCCTGGGTTCGTCATTGAGTCCCCAAGTACCTTTAGGGCATAGCCGCTATTGCTAATCGGAACCGGGCAGGACAACCAGCTATCTGCTTGGTAAGGCTCAAAATTTGAGATGGCTTCGCACCATGCCCCAGCTTGAACCCAGGAAATTAGGGGTACCTTCCCGAATCGCTCAAGTATCCCACTCACATTGGATTGATCGCCGACCTGGAGTTGGTGAGCCTTGTTGCTAGGGGCCTGAGCTTTGGGAAGCACTCCGTACTCTAGCCATTCGCGGCGTACATTTAACCAAGCGCAGAGCGCGGTCATGCTGTCGGCTTCAGCTATTGCCTCCCCATTCAGCCATTTACTGATGGCTTGAGTCGTTTTATCAACCCCGACCAGTTTCAATTGCTTGTGAATGTCCACTCCTCGACCTCGGCTTCTGACGCCGGCATCGTCAAGGGCTTCGTGTAGTCGTGCGCTGAAGGCAGCGCGTAGCTCGTTTTTGTCAACCATGGGTTGATGGTTGCACAGAGCTTGCGCAATAGTCAGTTGATCTATAATATCAACTCCGGGTTGATAATGGAGGTTCACATGCTGCAGCCCGACGATTTTCCAAATGCGATTGCATTCGCTTTTGAGGCTGTTGGAGGTATCGGTGCTGCTGCCAAGGTATGCGGTAGAAGCTATCAGGCTTTGAACAAATGGCGCTTAGCTGGCTCATTGCCTCGAACGGATTACACCGGCGAGACCAAATATGCAGAGCGCTTAGCGCTTGCTGCGGGGCAAAAAGGCAATCCATTTAAGGCTTCCTGGTTGCTTGAAACGGCGGCTCCTCAAAGGCAGCGGCCCATATAGAAAAAAGGCGACCCAAAGGTCGCCTCGTTTCCCCCCGTAGTACCACCACAGTGCTACCGGGCCGCGTTCAAGGATGTGGCGCACACCACGAAACAACTCTCCTTGAGCACGTTATGCCTGGCACGGATGCCAGGAGCCGCTTTCTCCACCACAGAGGGGGCGGCGTTACCGGAAGAGTCCTTGGACAGTACCGGTAGTGACTCTCTCAAGACACGCGGCGAGTGTAACACCACCCCTCGTCGCTGGCACTGGCAGCCTTCACGGGGTAATGCCATGTGCCACAACGGAGGCGAGTTATCGCCTCCAAAGGCCTGCAGTAGCACCACGATACTGCCGGCCGCGTGATAGGTAGGCGGGCACACCACACAGGTCCGTTTGCCTTGATCGCACCCCCAGGCAGGGAGCCGGGGGGCACCTCCTTCACCACGGGAGGTGGCTGTTTCGCCTGGGGCAGTCGATGGATAGACGCCCCGGCCTGAGGCCGTAAAAGCCTCTGCTACCCAGCTATTTACTCTCTCAACCGCTATGCGACGCATGCACCACCACTGTATGCCGCAGGCACTGGCTACCGAAAAGGACCAACGCCATGAGCCGAATTGCAATGAGTTGCACTGAGCGCGCCAAGCGCGAAGTGCTGCCCCTCGAACTCGCGCTGTACCACGCTGTGCGGGACTACACAGGCGGTGCTGCCGCCATTGCCGCCACCACCGGCCGTAACGCCACCACGCTCCAGCACAAACTGTCTCCCACCCACCCCACCCATATCGTCAATGTTCAAGAATTCAGTGAGATCTTGGAACTGACCAGGGACCCGCGCATCCTTGACTCGATTCACGCCCTTGTCGGCGACACCATCTGGCAAGAGCTGTCTGACGTATACACCCATGACATCCCTGAAACTCTGACGATGGGCCTTGCCGCTTTTTTCCGGCAGGTTGCCGATCTGTCCGAAACCTGGGCTCGCAGCATCGGTGACGGAAAGGTCGACGATCAGGAACTGGCTGAGATCCAGCACCAGGTGTTCCGAGGGATTCAGGGCTTATTGGGCATGTATCGCCGGGCCGAATACGTCAACCAGACTACCCGGGGGTCTCGCCGTGGCTGATATTGCTGACCTAGCGAATGATCGCGCCCAGTGGCACCTGGATCTGGTTCTGTCTACTCGGGCGCCTTTGCCTGCGAGTGACTCGCTCGAAGAGTGCCTTGGATGTGGTGGCCCCATTCCGGAGCCGCGCCGTTTAGCAGCTAAAGGCTGCCAGCGCTGCATCGAGTGCCAGGGGCACTTCGAGAAGAAGGGGGCTCGCTATGCTGGATAAGGTACTAGACCAGTTGCTTGACTATGGCCTGCAGCCTGATCAGCCCTTGATCTTCGGCAAGCTGACCCGCTGTCGCACAAAGGACGACAAGGGCAAGGAGAAGAACGGCTGGTATGTCCTGCATGAGCATTTGGCCGAGAAGGGACAAACTCTGATCTTCGGCAGCTTTGGCGATTGGCGCCTGGGCGAAACGCAGAAGGTGAAGACTGATGGCCGAGGCCTAACCCCGGAAGAGCGTGAAGTGATGCGGGCCCGGCAGGCCGATGCCAAACGACGTGCTGCAGAGATCGCGGCCAACGCTGCGCGTCGTGCAGCCAAGCGGGCGGAAGCTCTGTTCAAGCGGATGCCCGAGAAGGGGCGTAGTGCTTATCTTGATCGAAAGCAGGTGGTCGGTTTTGGCGTTCGTTACGCACCGAAGTCTGGCGCGGTGCTCGTCCCGATGCAGAATGCTCAGGACGCCATAGTCGGCTTGCAGGTGATTTTCCCGGCGGTCCAAGAGGATACTGGGCGCGACAAGTCCTACTGGCCGCACGGCATGGCCAAGGATGGTGCTTTCCACATGATCGGTGGCCATCCCGAGCCAGGGGAGCCGGTGCTGGTGTGTGAGGGGTACGCCACAGGCGCTAGTCTGCACATGGCGACCTCCCAGGCGGTGGCCATTGCATTCGATGCGGGCAACCTGATGGCTGTGGCCAAGCACATGCGCGAGCGTTTCCCCGGCCGATCCATCATCATTTGCCGCGATGACGACTGGAAAACGAAGCGGCCGACGGGCGAGCCTTGGAATCCTGGTGAGGAAAAGGCCAACAACGCTGCTGTGGTGGTAGGTGGCCAGGTGGTCGGCCCGATCTTCTCGGTCGAGCGCGAAGCCAAGTGGACCGATTTCAACGACCTGCACTGCGCCGAAGGCCTCGAGGCAGTTCGTCGGCAGGTCACGGCGGTGATCAAGCCCCCGGCTACTGGTGGCTGGAAAGACATGCTGGCCAGGACCGAGAGCGGCGCCCTGATCGCTCATATGCAGAACGTCGAACTGATCCTTGCCAATGATGAACGTTGGAGCGGTGTGATCGGCTACAACGCCTTCAGCTCGAAGATCATGCGTCTTCGTGCCGCGCCCTATGGCGGTGTGCCGGGGGAATGGAGCGACATCGACGACATGCGCGTGATGAAGTGGCTGGCTCAGCAGGGGTTGCGTGTCAAGGCTTCCCATGTGGTCGAAGCGGTCAGTGTTGTGGCGCACGACAACTCCTTCCATCCGGTGTGTTCCTACCTGGCCAAGCTCGAATGGGATCGTGTGCCACGCCTCGAGCGCTGGCTTCATGAAATCTTCGGCGTCCCACGGAACGAATACAGCGCCAAGGTCGGGAAGCGCTGGTTGATCTCGGCGGTGGCCCGAGTGATGAAGCCCGGTTGCAAGGCGGATGCGGTGATGATCCTCGAGGGCGCGCAGGGCGCGGGTAAATCAACGGCGCTGGGCATCCTCGGCGGCGAGTGGTTCATGGACACGCCCTTTACCCTCGGTGACAAGGACGCGTTCCAGGCGATCCGAGGCAAATGGATCGTCGAGCTGGGGGAGTTGGACAGTTTCAACAAGGCCGAGAGCACCAAGGCCAAGCAGTTTTTCTCGGCTTCGATCGACACCTACCGCGAAAGCTATGGGCGAAGAACGAGCGACGTGCCACGCCAGTGTGTTTTCGCGGGAACCACCAACCAAGATGAATACCTCAAGGACGCCACTGGTAACCGGCGATATTGGCCGGTCGCTTGCGTCAAGGTCGACTTGGAGGCGTTGCGCAGGGTGCGTGACCAGCTGTGGGCTGAGGCAATGTTCTGCTACCAAGCAGGTGATATCTGGTGGGTCACCCGTGAGGAGGAGGAGCTGTTTACTGCGGAGCAAGAAGAGCGTTTCGTTGTGGATGAATGGGAGGGACCAATACTTGATTGGCTTGAGGCCTCCCAAGTCGGTGAGACGGTCACCGGCAGTGAAGTGCTGGGGCAGGCGCTGAACCTGGATCCAGGCCATTGGGGGAAGCCCGAGCAGATGCGTGTGGGGTCGATCATGCACCGCCTGGGTTGGCGTCGGCGGCGGCTGGCGGCGCTGCCGAAGAGCGGCAAGCGGCCTTGGGCGTATCAGAAGCCCGAGGGCTGGGGCCGTACCAGCGACTTGGAGCAATCCACACAGCCGAAGGAGGAGTGCTTTTGATCAAGCACATTGATGAGATGCTGAAGCTGTGGGCGCAAGAGCTGCACACGCCAGATGTTCACGGTGGCGGTTCGGGTGGTGGTAGCATGCTCGGGCTCCTCATGGACTGCCGAGGTGATCTGATCCGTGGTACCAGAGGAAGTCGGGTACTGCTTGATGAGTCTGCGGACATCGAGATCATCGTGAACAAGCACCTGGCCCCTCAGTTGTACGTCATTGTGAAAGAGCACTACTGCAACCAGGACAGCCTGCTCGAGCAGAAAATGGCGTATTGCAGGTGCAGTAGGAAGACGTACTATGAGCGCCTGCACCAGGCCCATGTGGCTATTCAGGGGTTGTTGAAAGGGAAGAGGGCTGCATGATCCGCCACCTTTGGTCCTACCGTCCCGCTGCGGTCCTGCCGTGTTTTTCGCAGGTTAGCCCAGTCCCAGCCCGCGCAGTTCGCGGGCTGTCCCACCGTCCCACCGCTCACACGAAGGCGCGCACATAGGGCGCATGCAACGCGTTACACGCGCGTTGCGCGCAGCGTGCTTTTAATATCTCTCTTTACACGGGAAAGGGTTAATAACAGTTAGACAGTGGGACAGCCCTTGATTTTCGGGGGCTCCACAGGTCCCACTATCGCCACCTCCATTGGGACCTATGGGGCAGCGCCAAAGTAAAGCTAAGCCGGGAAGGTGTATTCCCCCGAGATTCGCCAGACATTCCCAAGACGTTTACCCCTTATTGCCGGGTGGCATTAAAACCCGCTTGCTGCCAGGAAACTCGACCTGCAAAATGTACCCATCTTCGAGACGTGCGGGCGCACAAAGCGGCCCGCCAAACACTGAAAACCCCGGCCTTGGTGCCGGGGTTTTTGCATTTGGGGGATTCGATGAACAGCGAGCAGCAAGCGTTAGTTGAGATGCCAATCTGGTTGGTGATCTTCCTGTCCTTGGTCGGCGGCGTCTCAGGCGAGATGTGGCGGGCCGACATGGCCGGCGTTAGCGGCTGGTTCATTTTCCGTCAGGTGCTGCTGCGTTCAGGCGCCTGTGTAGTATGCGGGCTGTCGACCATCATGCTGCTGTACTCGGCCGGTATGTCCATGTGGTCGGCAAGCGCCATTGGTTGCCTCACCGCTACTGCTGGTGCGGATGTCGCCATCGGCTTGTACAAGCGCTGGGTCGCCAAGCGTCTGGGCGTCTGCGATGTCCAGCCCCGGAGTGGTGAACCTGGTCAGTGATCTGACCGCCAGCCCCGGCGGGGCCGGGGACCCTGGTGATATGGCCGGGGTACGGGGCAGGAAACCCGCGGCTCTTCGCTAGCGGACAGTTCACCAGCTTAGTGAACTGCGGTGAACTGGTTAACCCCCCGAATTCATTGGGTGAACTGGACTTTCCGACATGACTTATCTCACCAAATCGGAGTTCGCCGCCCGCCACGGATGGTCGAAATCCTACGTTTCAAAACTCGGCAAGCAAGAGCGCCTGGTGCTTTGCTCGGACGGCAAGGTCGACGTCGAAGCCACCGAGGCGCTGCTGGCCGAATCGGCCGATCCGAGCAAGGCCGCCGTCGCGGCTCGGCATGAAGAAAACCGAGTCGAGCGGGATGTGCGTAGTCACCTCCAACCTGGCGGCGACACACCTGCGGTGCAGCAACCGGAACTGTCGCCTTCTGGTGGCCCTAATTTCCAGCGATCGAAGGCTCATCGCGAGTTCTACCTTGCGGGTCTGGCGGAGACCGAGTTCTACAAGGTTCGAGGCAATCTGGTTGAGCGGGCCGCAGTCGAAGGCGCGGCGTTCGCAGCGGGGAGGCTGCTTCGTGAGCAGTTTTTCGGCTTGGCCCCACAGCTAGCTGGCGAGCTGGTTGGGATGAGCGACTTGTGGGAAGTCGAGAGGCACCTCATTGACACTTTCCGTCGGGTCTTCACCGAAGCCGCAAACATGAACAGCGCCGATCTCGAACAGGCCATTGGCCTGAAAAAATCCACTAACCAGAGCTGAGCTTATGCCCACCGGATACGCAGACGGTGCAGAGGTGTACCGCGAAGCGTTTTGCCGTGGGCTTACGCCTGACCCTGATCTTTGGGTCGACGAATGGGCAGATGAGTACATGCGAATCCCGCGTGGTACCGGTGCCGCAGAGCCTGGCAAGTATCGCACCGCGCGTACGCCGTATGCCCGCGAACCTATGCGCTGCCTGTCACCTGCTCACCCGTGCAAGCGGGTGGTAACCAAAATCGCCTCGCAGCTGATGAAAACGCAGATCGCCCTGAACTGGATCGGAGCGCTAATCCACATGGCTCCGGCCAACATCTTGACGCTACTGCCCACCGGGAGCTTGGCGAAGCGGGTGTCTTCTCGGATCGGCAAGACCATCGATTCAGTCCCTGAGCTGAAAGCGCGGGTGGCGGCTGTCCGGTCCAGGGATTCCCGTAATACATTGGATACCAAGGAATTTGATGGTGGCGCACTGTTTGCCACTACGGCCGGCTCGGCGGCCAACCTGTCTGAGCTTTCGGCTCGGTATGTGTATGGCGATGAGGTTGATCGATGGGAGGTGGACGTCAACCAGGAAGGTGACCCGATCAAGCTGGCCGAAGCTAGGGGTAGTACGTTTGGGCGTAACGCTAAGTTCTACTTTTCTAGCTCTCCGCTCATCAAGGGCATGTCACGAATTGATGACCTCTACATGATGGGGGATCAGCGGCACTACTACGTGCCTTGCCCGCATTGCGGGCACATGCAGGTGTTGGTCTGGGAGCGGCTGTTGTATTCGGCTGATTTCAGCACCACGCACTACCAGTGCGCGGGATCTGAGTGCGATGTGCTCATTGAGGAGCACCACAAGGCAGATATGCTGACCAAAGGTGAGTGGCGCGCTCATGCGCAAGGTGATGGCGAGACGGTGAGCTTCCACTTAAGTGCGTTATATGCCCCTTTAGGTTGGCAATCTTGGGCCACGTTGGCTCGGGAATATGAAGAAGCCAAGCTTGCTCAGAATCGCGGCAATCTGCACCCCATGCAGGTTTTCTACAACACCCGGTTGGCTGAGGTCTGGGATAGCGCAATTGAGCAGACCAAGGCCGAGGTGCTGCAGGCCCGCGCGCTGCAGGAGGACTACGTCCTGGGCACCTTGCCTGTGGGAGCGCTGGCGCTGACGGCCTCCGTTGACGTCCAAGCCAACCGCCTCGAGATGATGGTTATGGCCTGGGGCGCCGGCATGGAGCGCTGGATAGTAGATCACCAGGTGATCCCTGGCGACCCGGCCGACGAACGTACCTGGGCTTTACTGGATGACCGCTTGAAGCATCGCTACCGGCACCCTTGTGGGGTGAGCCTCGCGATCCTGGCCACTGGCATTGACTCCGGCGGTCACCATACGCATGAGGTCTACCAGTTCACCCGTGTGCGTCGATGGCGCAACGTGTTCGCGCTCAAGGGTGCGAGCAAGCCGGGTAAGGCTGTGATCGCCCAGCGTCCGTCACAGGTTGACGTCACCTGGAAAGGCCAGACCGAACGCAATGGTGCCGAGTTGTGGATTGTTGGTACCGACACGGCCAAAGACTGGATCTACAACCGTTACAACTTTGAAAAAGGGCCTGGCGCGCTGCATTTCGCCAAGGACCTGCCCGATGAGTTCTTCCAGCAGTGTGTCGCCGAGCGCAAGGTCGTCCGGTACGTGAAGGGTCATGAGCGGTTCGAATGGATCAAGAGCAAAGCAGAGCGAAACGAGGCGCTTGACCTCATGGTGTACAACCTGGCCATGGCCTATTTCCTCGGCCTTCACCGCTACGTCGAGCACGACTGGGACAAGCTGCGGCAGGCGCTCGCGCAGGCGAGCCTCTTCGAGCAAGGCGAACCGCAGCCAGCCCGGCCCCAGGCTGCCGAGCCCGACGCCGACGATCAGGACGAAGACGATACACCGTTGAGGTCTGCAACTCCGCCGGCGCCGGTCAGGCGCAGCGATCCGCCGCCACCCCAGCAGGCCCCTCGGGCGGCGCCGCAACCCATGCAACGCCGCAGCTCCAGCAGCGGCTACCTAAAGAGACGCTGACATGGCATACACGAAAGCAGACCTCGCCACCGTCGAGCGTGCGATCGCGCGTGGTGAAAAGATCGTTCGGTACTCGGACCGCACCGTCGAGTATCGAACGGTTGACGAGTTGATCAAGGCCCGCGATCTGATCCAGTCCGAACTGGTCAAGGCAGCGGGGCCGCGCTCGCGCGTTACACGCCTCTACCACGGGGGCAAGGGACTATGAGCGGGCGTTACATGTCCATCGGCCGCTCGGGAATCTTGGTGCCCGAGCGGATCAAGGCCAGCTACGAAGGCGCCGCCGAGGGGCGGCGCTCGTCAGGGTGGGATGCGCCGGATACCGGTGTGAACAGCCTGATCATGCCGGCCTTGCGCAACCTGCGTTCTCGCTCGCGCAGTGCGGTGCGCAATGATCCATACGCTGCCAACGTCATCGATAAGCGTGTCAGCAACCTGATCGGCACCGGCATTACACCGCATCCACAGCTCGCCGACAAAGAGGTGCGCAAGGCGATGCAGGTCCTGTGGGAGGACTGGGTAGATGAGGCTGATGCTGATCAGCTCACGGATTTCTACGGCCTGCAGGCCTTGGTGGCCCGAACGGTCGAGCAGTCGGGCGAATGCTTCGTTCGCTTGCGTCCGCGCCGGTTGGAGGATGGCTACGCCGTGCCGCTGCAGCTGCAATGCCTGGCCCCAGAGTTCGTCCCGCACGACAAGTTCGAGGTGACCCGCTTCGGCAATGTCATCCGCGCAGGGATCGAGTTCAACGGCATGGGGCGGCGGGTGGCGTACTGGTGCTATCGCGTCCACCCCAGCGACAAGTCCTCGCTGAATGTCGGCTACAACCAGTTGGTACGTGTCCCCGCCGAGCAGATGCTCCACATCTTCGAGCCACTGGAGCCGGGGCAGCTGCGCGGTGTGCCGCGCCTCGCGCCCGTCCTGAAGCGCTTGCGCAGCCTGGACAACTTCGATGATGCGGTGTTGTTCCGGCAGGAAGTGGCCAACCTGTTCGCAGGTTTCGTGCGAAAGCCAGCGCCGGATGGTCGGCCACAGCTTGATCCTATAACCGGGGCGGCCGTCGACCTCGACCGGGATGGGTTCACGCCAATGGTGGGTTTGGAGCCCGGCACGGTGCAGGAGCTGGGGGCAGGCGAGGAGATCGAATTCTCCGATCCGCCGGACGCAGGCAACAACTACCGCGACTTCATGCGGCAGCAACTGATAGCTGCTGCTGCCGGTACCGGCTTGCCCTACGAGCTGATGACCGGCGATATGCAAGGCGTGAACGACCGGGCGATCCGCGTGGTGCTGAACGAGTTTCGACGCCGGCTGGAGCAGCTCCAGTTCCAGGTCTACGTCCACCAGTTGTGCCGTCCTGTGCGGAAAGCTTGGTTAGACATGGCTGTGCTGGCCGGGGCGCTCGACCTGCCGGACTACTCGCAGCGGCGCCGCGAATACCAGCGCACCCGCTGGGTGCCCCAAGGCTGGGCCTACATCCATCCCGTTCAAGACGTCCAGTCCCGGCAGATGGAAATCGCGGCTGGATTCACCACTCGCAGCGAGACCTGCTTGCGCAACGGTACGGATGCCGAAGTGGTGGACGAAGAGAACGCCGCCGATCTCGCCAGGGCGAAGGTCCTGGGTATCAAGTACAGCACTTTGTCGGCGGTCGATGACGATCCCGACGAAAAGGAGAAAACATGACCCCCTTGAAACCCCTCCGTATTTTCAACAAGGCGCCCACGCAGCAGCCCGAAAACGAACAGCACTGGTACCGGATCAGCGCTGCCACTAAAGTCGAGGGCGCTGCAGACGCTGAGCCAACCCCGATCGAGATCTACATCTATGGCGAGATCGGTGGCTGGGGCATCACCGCCAATCAGTTCCTCCGCGACCTGAAGGCAGTCGATGACGGTGTCTCACCGGTTCAGGTGGCCTTCAACACCAACGGTGGCGACCTGTTCGAAGGCGTGGCCATCCACAATGCGCTGCACCGGCTGGGCGAGCGCTGCACCGCCCGTATCGATGCGCTGGCTGCCAGTGCAGGTAGCGTAGCGGTATGCGGCGCCCACCGGGTGGTGATGGCGTCCAACGCGATCCTAATGATTCACAACCCCTACACCTGGATCGAAGGCGACGCCGAAGAGCTGCGGCGGGTAGCCGATGTGCTCGACCAAGCCTTCGAGGTGATCATTGCGGCTTACAAGGCAAAATCGCCTGACATCGACGAAGTCGAGCTGCGTCGCCTGGTCAACGCTGAAAGCTGGCTGACCGCTGAGGAGGCGCTCGCGCTCGGGCTCGTCGATGAGATCGGCTCCGGCGTGCAAGTCCGCGCTTGTCTGGGCAATGGCGCGGCCATGGCCCGCTATCAGAAAACCCCGCAGGCCTTGCTTGATCAGTTGGCCAGCAAGCCGCCGGCTGAAGACCCACTAAGGCCGCCTGCGCCCACAAAACCTGAAGTTGCTGACGCAGCGACGCTGGCGCTCATGATCACTCAGGAGTGCGCCAAGGTTGGAATCGGCAACCTGGCTGAAACGCTTATAGCTTCGACCAAGCTGATTGACGCTAGCACGGTGCAGGCAGCGCTGAAGAAGGCCAAGGCCGTGCACGGTCTTTGTGTCGCGGCGCGGTTGCCCGAGCTCGCGAAAGAGTACGTCGCTGCCGGCCTGGACGCTGATGCGGTGCGGGCGCGGCTGTTCGAGAAGATTGTCAGCTCCGGTAAGGGCTTCGAGATCAACAACGCCTTGCCGCCGGCCGACGATGAGCAGGAGAAGGTCAAGGCGCAGTTACCCAATCCATCCAGCATCTGGGCTGCCCGCCGGCAGGCCGCCAATAAAGGAGCACGACCATGAGTAACATCCGCCAGGAGCCGGTGCACGCCGGTGAGTTCCTGCTCTCCGAGGGTGCAGGAAAGATATCCCGCGAAGCCATCAACGTCGCTGCTGGTCCTGGTCTGGTCGCTGGCCAAGTGCTTGGCCTGGTAACAGCCAGCAGCGAATTCACTGCCTACGACCCCGCTGCAGAAGACGGCAGCGAAAAAGCCGTGTGCATTCTCTATGCCTCGCTCGGCGAGTCCGAAACAGTTCGGCGTGGCCGCGCGGTGGTTCGGCTGGCCGAGGTCAGTGAGGCCCTGCTGACCGGCATCGACGCCGATGCGGAACAGGCATTGGCAGCGCATTTCATCATCCTGCGCTGACCCGACTCTCTCTCATCCCAACCCCGCCCTGAGCGGGGTTCTTACTTTTTGGAGTACCTCATGGCTGAAATTGCCATTTTCCAAGACGACGCGTTCGGCGTTGCAGCACTCACCGCTGCTATTAACGATCAGGAATACGTGCCAGGACGCCTCGCAGCTCTTGGCCTGTTCCAGGAAGAGGGTGTCGCCACCCTTACCGTGCAGATCGAGAAAGACGGCGACACGCTTGCCCTGGTGCCGGCGGGTGAGCGCGGTACCTCTGGTCTGGTGGTGGGTGGTAGCAAGCGCACTCTGATCCCGTTCAACACTGTTCACCTGCCGCAGCGCTTTGCGATCAAGGCAGATGAGATCCAGGGTATTCGCGCGTTCGGCACGCTGACGGAACTACAGGCCGTACAGGATGTGGTCAACAAGCGTCTGGCCAAGGCGAAACGCCAACTGGATGCCACTCACGAGTTTCATCGGATGGGGGCAATCAACGGCAAGGTGCTCGATGCAGACGGCTCGTCAGTGCTGTTGGACATCTACAAGGTCTTCGGGGTGTCGCAGCAGAAGCAGTCGATGGGGCTGAATGACCCGAATGCCAACATTCAGGTGCAGTGCGTGGATGCCCTGGACATGCAAGAAGATGCGCTCGGCAACGTGACCACTACCGGTGCCCGCGCTTTCTGCGGCAAGACGTTCTGGAAGAAACTTATCGCCCACTCTTCGGTTGTCGATACCTACAAGGGTAGCCAGCAGGCCGCATCGCTTCGTGGCGACGGGCGTGAAACGTTCGAGTTCGGTGGTATCAGCTGGGAGCGTTACCGGGGCAAGGTAGCGGGTGTTCCGTTCGTCCCTGACGATGAAGCGCGCCTGGTGCCGGAGGGTGTTTCCGAACTGTTCCTGTCTGTCTACGCGCCGGCAGACTACATGGAAACCGTCAACACCGAAGGCTTGCCGTATTACAGCAAGCTGGAGGAGATGCCCTTCGGTAAGGGTGTTGCAGGTGAGGCTCAGTCCAACCCGTTGCACATCTGCACGCGTCCCCGTGCAGTTATCCGCCTGACCGCCTGATCATGGGCTTCCGCGACCTGATCGACGACGTGGACGCGGTGGTGTTCGATGTTCTGGGCGATACCGCTCTAATCGAGGGGCGTGAAGTGCTGGGTATGTTTTCGGCGCCGTGGCTGCAGCCCAAGCTCGGCCAGATCAATACTGGCCTGCGTGAGCCGCACCTGGTCATCCGCGTTGGTGACAACGCGGGTGTCGATACGCGGCAGAGTGTGGTGGTCGATCTCCCGCCAGAGGACGGTGGTGGCAACTACATCATCACGCGCATAGAGCCAGGCGGCGACGGCCTGGTAACGCTCGTTCTGAGGAAAACACCATGAGTGTCGGCAGCTATCACAAGTTGTCAGCCAGTGCAGGGCTGTTGACCCTGCAGATGAGCCCGGAAGACGTCAAAGGCTTCGAGGACTTTGCCAAGCTGGTACCCAAGGCCATGTCTGCAGCTCAACGACGTGCGATTAACAAAACGCTTCGCTGGCTTCGCGGGCAGGTTGCGCGTGAGGTGGGGCGGCAAGAGCGTATCGCTATCGCTGCTGTGAGGCAGCGGATTAAGGCTTTCCCGATGGGTAGCAACGGGCAAGGAAAGCTGTGGTTCGGTATCCGACCCATCGAAGCCAGTCGCGCTGGTCGTCCTCGGCAAACCCGAACAGGTGTCTCGGTGGCTGGGCGCCGGTACCCGGGGGCGTTCTATCGGCAGGTATACGGGGGCAGACCGGATATCTGGATTCGCACAGCCAGCAAGCACTTCGATGCTGCCGACTACCCGGAAAGCGAAGTCTCCGGTGGCGGTGGACGGCGGTCCGGCTGGATTTCCGAGAACGACAGTCGCTTCCCGTTGGCGAAGGCGAAGATCTCGCTCGATGACGTTCGACCTCACTTCGAAGCCTGGACTAACCGCGCTCACGAACGGTTGAAGGTGGTCCTTGAACAAGAGCTGAACTTTGAACTGCAGAAGTATTTGCGGAGAACAGGCAATGGTTGATGACCCAATACCTCTCGCTGGGATCTACGCGGCGATTGAACAACACATCAGTGCTGCCATCCCCGGGCTCGCCTATGTCGGCACCATGCCGGACGGGATCGAGGTCGTGCCGATGCCAGCGATAGTGCTGGAGTTGGCTGGCCTTGAGAGTGCGGACAAGGATCCTGGCACAGGTGAAACTGCCGTCGATGCTCGCTTCGAGGCGCGAGTGATTGTTGGCGTAGAGGTGCCCAACTGTCTGCATGTGGCCGCTTTCGCTGCGGCCCAGCTGGCGGTCCTGCTACGGATGCAGTCCTGGGGCTTAGCCGTTGAGTTTGCCCAGTTCGTAAGGGCAGAGCGGGACTGGAGCCGGCCCGAGCTGGATAGTTACGCGGTCTGGGTGGTTGAGTGGACCCAGGTCATCTATCTCGGAGAGGAAGAGTGGCCGTGGCCACGAGAACCCGGCCCGCTGGTGGTCGCCTTCGATCCTGACAGTGGTCTAGGCAACGAGCATCTCTACCAATCGCCTGAGGCTCTGGAGTGAGTTACGCGAGCGCCGAGCACGACCGGATGCTGGCCTGCGTCGTGATCAAAGGCTATGTGGTAGCGGTCGACCTGGATGCTGGCAAGCTGCGCATGTCGGACGGTACCGGCTGGAGCAGTGCCTGGGTGCGCTGGCACTCGTTGGCTGCCGGCAAGGCGCGACACTGGCGTGCACCAAGTCTGGGGGAGCAGGGCGCGCTGATCAGTCCTAGCGGTGACCCCGCTCAGGGCACTTTCATTCCCGGCCTGTACGGCAATGCCGGCGAGCGTCCGGACAACCGCGACCATGTCGAGGTGTGGCGCTTCGATGATGGCGGGTCCCTGGTCTACGACTGGGCGGACAATAGCTACACCATCAAGCTGCCCACCGGCACGGTCAACATCGAGGTCGGCAGCAGCAAGGCGGTACTGACCGACGACGCGATCACCGCCAAGTCGACGGCGATCGGTGCCGAGGCCGAGAGCATCACGGCCAAGGCAACCATGATCACCCTGCAGGGCGCCGTGCAGATCGATGGGCCGTTACAAGTAACGGGCGACATCTTCGGCCTCGGGAAGATCATCGACACCACCGGCAACACGCCGAACCACAAGCATTGAGGTTGATATGGCTGAACAGGACCCGCAGGCCCCGATTAATGGGACCGACCGTCACATGGTCGAAAAAATGGTTGGCTACGGCATCACCGGCTTTGCGGATCACTTCCGCATGCTGAGCTACTGGCGTCGGCTGCTGGCGGGTGAGAACGACCCGGAAGAAATCGCTCAAGGCCTGGCCATGGCGCTTATGTCTGGGCGCTACATCCCTACGCCGCGCCCGACCCGAGCCCCGGCCATCACCATCAACGTGTCGGGAAACCTCGACCCGGAGGCGCTGGCAAGTGCAATCAAATCGGCGGTTGAGCAGGCTTTTGCTGGCCATCGCTGATCCTGAAACTCAATCCATAAAGGCCCGCTTTTGCGGGTTTCGTCTTTTCTGGAGAGCCTTATGGCAGTCAAGAGAACAGCTGCGGATGACGCAGCTACGGACGCGGCCGCCTCCGCCGCTGAACCTGTCGCGCCGGCCTGCGTGTCTTTCACTGACAGCGCCTACACCTCGCGCTCGCTGTTCCTGCAGACCGGCGACGACCTGCGCGAGTTCAAGGTGCTGGCCGGACGCGTGACCGTCCAGGCCGACGACGACGAGGCGCTGGCGTTCCTGGGCGGTCACGCCGACCTGCAGCGCTTGGACGGCTAACCATGATTGGCGTGGACCGGCGAACCGGCCAGCCACTTTCGGGCCTCGATCACCTGAAACAGTCGATTGAGGACATTTTGACCACGCCCTTGGGTACCCGGCGCATGCGGCCGGAGTACGGCAGCAACCTGCGCCGCTTCGTCGATATGCCGGTTAACGAGGGCTGGAAAAGCGCCGTGCAGGCCGAGGTCGCGCGCGCCTTGGGCCTTTGGGAGCCGCGCATTCGTCTGGAGCGGGTCCAGGTCGTTTCAATCGTCGGCGGCCAGATCGGCCTGCTGCTGACCGGGCAGTACCTGGGCAACGCTGCTGTCGTGGAGGTAACCGCATGATTGACCTTTCTTTGCTCCCGCCGCCCGATGTGGTGGAAACCCTTGAGTTTGAGGCGATTTATCAGGAAGTGGTGGGCGTTTTCCGCAGCCACATGGGCGACCAGTGGACGGCGCTGCTGGAGTCCGACCCGGTCGTCAAAATCATGGAGACCATTGCCTACCGCGAGCTGCTGATGCGCGCGCGGGTCAACTCGGCGGCCAAGGCCAGCTTGTTGGCTTATGCCAAGGGTGCCGACCTGGACAACCGCGCCGCCGACTACGGTGTGCAGCGGTTGACCATCCGCGCGGCCGATCCTGATGCGGTGCCGCCGGTGGCGGCCGTCATGGAAGACGACGAGGCGCTGCGCTACCGCACGCGGCTCTCGCTTGAGGCGCTGTCCGTTGCCGGTAGCCGTGGCGCGTATGAGTACCACGGCCTGACCGCTTCGGCCGAGCTGGCCAACGTGTCGGTCGATTCGCCCCGCTTTTCCGGGGTGGCGCTCGACGCCGCGGTTAGAGCGTTGCTGCCGGCCGGGGCCATTGTGGTGGTCTGTGACTACGACGCCGGGCTGGATAAACCACTGCCCGGCGACGTGTCGCTGGCCATTCTGCCAAGGCTGGATAGCACTTCGCTGCCGGCCCAGCTGGTGGCCACGGTGCAGGCGGCGCTGTCGGCCGAGAGCGTGCGGCCGGTCACCGACCGACCGCGCGTGCAGGCAGGTGCGCCGACCGACTTCAAGGTGCAGGCCGCCCTGCACGTCGAGGCCGGGCCAGATCCGGCGGTAGTCAAAGCGACCGCCCGCAAAGGCCTGGAAGCGGCCATTGCTGAGGCCAGGCGGCTGGAGGGGCAGTTGCCGCTGTCGGCCATCTACGCGGCATTACACGTAACGGGTATTAGCCAGGTTGACCTGGTGTATCCGACTGCAGGCATTGCGTGTGACAAGCGGCATTACCCCAACTGTACGTCAATCGAGCTGACCACTGAGGTGGCAACGTGAGCCTGTTACCGCACAACGCCACGGTGCTGGAGCGCGCCCTGGAGCGGGCTGCCGAGCAGGGCATAGACCCGGAAATCATCCGGGGTGTGGCCGACTCGACGCGCTGCCCGCCGGACTTTCTGCCGTGGCTCGGCTGGGCCTGGAAGGTCGAAGGCTGGGAGGCGGCCAACACCAACGCCCAGCGCAGGGAACTGGTCCGCGAGGCGATTCCGGTTCACAAGACAAAAGGCACCGTCGGTGCAATCCGGCGGGTGCTCAAGGCGGTGCGGGTCAACGCGGATTTCAAGGAATGGCACCAGATCCCGAACGCGGCCCCGTACACGTTCCAGGTCACGGCCTGGGCGAACGAGAACCGCGAGGGGGAGGGCTCGATTATCTCGCCGCAGTTGGGCGCGCGTCTGCGCGCCCTGGTTGACGCGGCCAAGAACGAGCGCAGCCACTACGAGTTTCGCCTGGGAGCGCGCTTCGACGGCGGTCTGTTGTTCGCCAACGCGGCCCGAGGGCGCGGCCTGCAGCGTCTGAGCATGAATGCCCAGGCGGTGCAGATCGACGTGGCGGTGCAGGGCCTGCAGTTTGCCAACGCCACCCGGTCGCTCGGCGTGTCTCGGCGTTCTGTCGAGGCCCTGGGCGTGCCGATCAATGCTGAATCGGGCTTTGTGGTCGCCAGTGCGACCCGTGCCCTAGTCGTCGTGCGCAGCACGATGGAGGCTGTTCTATGAGTACCGCGTTACAACCCGTGATCACCAAGGTGGGGCTGGCGGCGATCCTGCGTGCCGATAACACCGGCATAGCAGCGGAGATCACCCATGTTGTCCTGGGCACCTCGGGCTACACGCCGTCGGCCGACCAGAAAAGCCTGGTTGCGCAAACGGCCAAGTACCCGATTGCCGGCGGCGAGCGCCTGAGTAGCACCTTGCTGCACCTGACCGCCCTGGCTGATGGCGACCGCGCTTTTTGGGTGCGGGAAATCGGCTTTCTGCTGAGCGACGGCACCCTGTTGGCGGTGTGGTCCGATTCATCTACCCCGCTGGCCTACAAGTCGGCGGACACCGACTTGCTGCTGGCCTATGACCTGTCGCTGGCGGCGCTGCCGGCGGACAGCGTGACGATCATCAGCAACGAGGCCGGGCTGAGTCTGAGCTTGGCCGGGCCGCTGGCTGCGCAGGCGCAGGCATTGATTGCCGAGCAGCTGCGCGGCCTGCAGCAGCAGGACCAAGCTGACGCCCAGGCCGCCAAGCAGCGCATTGCTGGCGAGCAGATTGCCAACCTGTTGCAACGCATGAAGGCCGCTGAGCAGCGCCAGGACACTGACCGCGACAACCTGCTAAGCGCGGTGGTCTGCAACGCCGCCGGGGTGATCGCCCTGCAAACCCTTGTTGTTCAACATATCCATGGAGCATAAGACGCTATGAGTCTTGAGACTGACGTTGCCAACCTGGTGACCAAAGCCACCCAATTGATCGATTACTTCAACGGCAAGAAGACCGGCATTGACGCTGCTGTGGCGGCTGCAATTGCAGCGGTCCCGGCGATGAGCAAGACCTTCTATGTCGATTCCGTCGCTGGCATCGATACCAATGACGGCAGCCTGAGCGCGCCACTGAAAACCATTGATAAGGCGGTGGCGAACACGCCGGCAGGTGGAATCTGCGTGGTTAACCTGGTCAATGACTACACCATGACTGGGACCATCACCAACAGCTTGCAGCTTTTGCATATCAAAAGTTCGCTCTCGCAAACAAAGCGCAAGCTCAACCTCGGCTACTACCTGCAAGAGAGCGATTACCGGCTGGCCGGGTTTACCTTCGGTACGGGCGGTACGGTGATGCTGACCGACATTACGCTGGGCTTTCCTTCTATCGCAGGGCTAAACCCGGCGCCGCAGCCGTTCTACAACACGTTTTTCAAAACGGGGTCCGTGGCGGGTATTCCGTTGATTGCGGTGAAGATGAGCCGCTGTGATGTGCAATCGGCCGCTGATGGTACGGGAGCACTGTTTGTTCGGCTGTCGTCTGCTGTGGCTCTGATGGTGGCAGAAGTGACGTTCCCGTCTGGCTTTGGAGGTCGTTACATCTCTGGTATTGCCTCGGGCGCAGACCCCAAGGCCTACGCCGATATCATTACTAACCTGACCGCGCTCTAAGCGCTTGGACTTCACGACATGCAAACCCAAAACATCAATGTGGATTTTGGTGGCCAGTCTTATGTTGGCTTTGGCTTCCACTCGTTGCCCTTGGCGCCCGCCCTGTTGGTCGCAGCCCAGCAGATCGACCAAGCCGCCGATCAAGCGCGAAGCGCCGTGCTGGGAGACCCGCTGCGCGCCGTGGAATACCGCCTGACCGCCGAGCAGGCCGAGCGCTTTGCCGCTTCCGACTGCGTTGGCCCGGTGCCGCCAACGGTGCAAGCCTGGATGGATGCCGCCGACCTCGATGCCCGGGCGGCCACCGACAGCATTCTTGCCGAGTCCCGCGCCTGGGAGGCGGCGATTTATACCATTCGCTCCGAGCGCCTGAAGGGCAAACAGGGCGTGCTCAAGGCCACCAGCCACGAGCAGGCCGAGGCGCTAGCAGATGCGGCTATTGCCGCGATCAAGGCCAGCATTCAGGGCGTTGGCAACGCCGCCTGACCTGATCGTCACCCGTAAAACCCCAAGGGCCGCTAAGCGGCTTTTTTTGTGCCTGGAGGGCACGCATGAATCGAACCCACTTCGAGCACGTCCTGGCGGCGTTGCTGATCATGGGCGCCCTGTGGGGCGTCCTGGCCCTGCTGGGCGTGCCCGCTGGCCACTGGGCCGGCGCCGCTGCCGGCATCTTCTTTTTCGCTGGTCGCGAGTACACCCAGGGCGAGCGCAACCTGGCGCACGTCGAGGCGGTGCACCTGGCCAATCTGCGCTGGTACGACGGCCTGCGCATCTGGCGATGGACCGTAGACGGTCGCCTCGACTTCTTCTGCCCGCTGGTGGCCTGCCTGATCGTGGCGCTGCTGGTCGAGGTGCTGCAGATCCTGCAGCGCTGACAGTTTTATTTCTCCCATCCTCGGGCCGCGCATGACGCGGCCTTGTGCTTTCTGGAGTTTCAAATGTCTGGATTCTTTCACGGCGTTACCGTAACGAACGTCGATACCGGCGCGCGCAATGTCGCGTTGCCGTCGTCCTCGATCATTGGCCTGGTTGACACCTTCACCGAGGGCGCCGGTGCCACGGCGAAAATCGGCGACCTGGTGCTGATCACCAACGAGCGCGAGGCGGTCGCCGCGTTCGGCCCGACCTCGGCCGTTACCAAGGCCTGCCAGGCCATCTATGCCCGTTCCAAGGCGGTCATTGTCGCCACCGGCGTGGCCAAGGGCGCGGATGCAGCGGCGCAGACCACGGCAGTCATTGGTGGCGTGCAGGCGAACGGCAAGCGTACCGGCCTGCAGGCGCTGCTGGATGGCAAGAGCCGTTTCAACGCGCAGCCGCGACTGATCATCGCGCCCAAGCACAGCGCGACCCAGGCGGTGGCCACCGCCATGCAGTCGATTGCGGAAAAGCTGCGCGCGGTCGCGATCATCGACGGCCCCGGCACTACCGACGAGGCGGCCACCACCTACGCCAAGCTGTTCGGCTCCAAGCGCCTGTACATGGTCGATCCGGGGGTGCAGCAGTGGGACGCCACCAGCAACGGGACGGTCGACGCGCCGGCCTCGGCCTGGGCTGCAGGCGTGTTTGCCTACACCGACAGCGAATACGGCTTCTGGTCGTCGCCGTCGAACAAGGAGTTTGTCGGCATCACTGGTACCACCCGTGCCATCGAGTACCTGGACGGCGACGAGACGTGCCGGGCCAACCTGCTGAATAACGCCAACATCGCGACCATCATTCGAGACGACGGTTTCCGCCTGTGGGGCAACCGCACCCTGTCGAGCGATTCGAAATGGGCGTTCGTCACCCGTGTGCGGACCATGGACATGGTCATGGACGCCATCCTGTACGGCCACAAGTGGGCAGTAGACCGGGGCATCACCTCGACCTATATCCGAGACGTGACCGAGGGCCTGCAGGCCTTCATGCGCGACCTGAAAGCCCAGGGCGCAATCATCAACTTCGAGGTTTACGCCGACCCGGTGCTTAACACGGCCAGCCAGCTGGAGCAGGGCAAGGTCTATTGGAACATCCGTTTCACCGATGTGCCGCCGGCAGAAAACCCGAATTTCCGTATCGAAGTCACCAATCAATGGCTGACCGAAGTCCTCGATCAAGTCGCGTAAGGAGCGCAACACATGGCAATGATTCCCGAAATGCTGGCCAACATGAACCTGTTTGTGGACGGCGTCAGTTTCCAGGGCGATATCCCCAGCCTGACCCTGCCCAAGCTCACCCTCAAGACCGAAGAACACCGCGCCGGCGGCATGGATATGGCCATTGAGATGGACATGGGCATGGAGAAGATGGAGGCCAGTTATACCTCTACCGGCGTGCGCAAGGAGTCGCTGAAGTTCTTTGGTCTGGCCGACGGCAACGCCTTCAACGGCACGTTCCGTGGCACCTACAAGATCCAGAAAGGCGAAACCAAGGCGGTGATCGTCACCCTGCGTGGCACCCAGAAAGAAATCGACTTTGGCGACTGGAAGCCCGGTGACAAGGCCGAGCTTAAACACAGTGTGGCTGTGACTTACTACAAGCTGGAAGTCGGCGGCGAGGTGATCTACGAGATTGACCCGGTCGGCATGAAGCGCGTTATCAACGGCGTTGACCAGCTCGCCAGCCAGCGCCGCGACCTCGGCCTGTAACCCCCTGCAACCTTTCCGCATTCCTTTCCGATTCAAGGACACCGACTCATGAGCAAGCCTGCACCGAAGTACCTCAAGCTGACCGCTGAAAACGTCACCATCACCCTGACCAAGCCAACCGAGCTGAATGGCATCAAGGTGGACACCATCACCCTGCGCGCGCCGACCGTGCGCGACATGCGCATTTCCAGTCAGACCTCGGACGGTGACGACGAGCAGCGCGAGCTGAACCTGTTCGCCTCCCTGGCCGAGGTTGGCGTAAAGGATCTGGAGGGCCTGACCTACAAGGACTACAACCGTATCTCGGTCGGTTACACCTTTCTGGTGCGAGAGGACGAACTGTAATCCCGACAGCATGAAGGCGGCCGCCAAGCGACTGGCGGCCGAGCTGAATTTCTCGGCCGAGGAAATCATGACCATGCCCTATTCGGACGTGATGTGGTGGCTCTCGGACTGAGCCGGCGAGGGGGTAAGCAATGGCGTTAAAGCCTTTGATGCTGGTCATCGGGGGTGCCGTCGCTTCAACGGTCGGCACCGCCTTTAAGACGGTCGAAAGTGGCATCCAGAAGCTGGAAGCCAAGGGCAACAAGGCCAAGGTGCTGAAAAGCACCATTGGCGAAACCATCAAGCTGCGCGAGGAATGGAAGCGCGCGCACGACAGCGGCGCCGCCGGCGCCGACAAGCTGCTGCGCAAACTGAACGGCAACCTTGAGGCGCTGCGCAATCAGGGCGTCGAGGTCGGCCGGCTCAGTCGTGAGTATCAACGCCTGGGCCGCGAGGCGCGCGCCGCCGATCTGCAGGTCAAAGGCCACCAGCAGGTGCAGGCGGGAAAAGAATCGCTCAGGTCGAACATTGGCAAGACGGCGGCAGCCACGGCCGCTGTTGCCGTGCCGACGATGGTCAGCGCGAACTATCAGGCGATCATCCGCGACATTGCGATCAAGGCCGATATTGCCAACAAGCCCGAGGAGCAGCAGCTAACCCGGACGGTGATCGATACGGCCGCCGGCACTGGGATGGCGCGCAATGAGGTGGCCGACCTGGTCAACCAGTTGGTCGGCGCCGGCATGGACCTGAACAAGGCCCTGTCCTATGCGCCGGTGGCGGCCAAGTTCGCCATTGGCCAAGGTGCCTCGGGCGTCGACACAGCGTCGATGATCCAGGCCTTGGAGCAAAACGCCAAGATTAGCGACCCCAAGGTTATGCAGCAGGCCTTGGAGGCCATCGCCTATCAAGGCCAGGCGGGTAGCTTCGAGGCCAGCGACATGGCCAAGTGGTTCCCGCAACTGCTGGCCGGCATGGAGAAAAACGGGATCACCGGGCTAGATGCGGTGACCTCGCTGGGCTCCATGCTGCAAGTGCAGATGAAGACCGCCGGCAGTTCGGACGAAGCGGCGAACAACTTCAAGAACTGGATGGAGAAGATCGGCGCCGGCGATATCAAAAAGGCCTACAGCGATGTAGGCATTGACTATCAGGCCTCGCTGAACACCGGCTTGCAGAAGGGCATGAACGTCATTGAGGCGTCCATGGCCCTGGCCATGAGATACGTCGAGGCGACCGACCCGGCCAAAGCCAAAAAGATCAAGGACGCCCAGGCTAAGATCGACAAGGAAGTCGACCCGGAGAAGGCCAAGGCAGCGCTGGAGGCGCTGGAGAAAACCCTGCGCACCGGCGATATCTTCGCCGACATGCAGGTCAAGGCCGCGCTTACCGCCTACGGCCAGAACCGGGGTCTGTATGAGGAGCTTAAAGCCGACTCCAAGAAGGCCTCGGGCATCCTCGACAAGAACCTGGCCGAGCGCCGCGAAACTTCGGCGCAACAATGGGCGGAGACGGTCCAGGCGGCTGACGATGCCATGCGCAGCATTGGCGATGCCATCCGCCCGGCCACTGACCTGGCGGCCAAGGGGCTAACCGCTGTTGCCCAAGGCATCACCACGCTGTCGGACAAGTTCCCGGCGGTCGTGACGGGCATTGCCGGTACTGTGGCGGCCCTTCTGGCGCTGAGCACTGCTGCCAGCGCGTACCGGATCGGCAAGGGTGCGCTCAACATCGCGCGCGGCGGCTGGCTGGGACGTGGCAGCAAGGAAGACGAGGCGCCGACGCGCCGGCGCGTGACCGGCAACAAGGTGGTCGACGCCGGCCTGGGCGTGCTGGACAAGGTGCTGTCGCCGCGTTCGCCCGATGCCGAACCGGCCAACGATCCGCTGGGGGCCGTCAAAGACCCGCAGCGTGTGTTTGTGGTTAATGCCGATGCCTTCGGCAAGATCGGCGGCGCTGTCGCTAATAGCGGCCCTGCAGGGCCTGCTAGGGGTAGTCGCAGAAGTCGCCGTCGGGAGCGCCGGCGCTCGGCAAGGCAAGGCGCTGCAGCGCGGCCGGTGGCAGCGGTCGAGGCCCCTCAGGCCCCGGCGCCCAGGCCTCGGCCGCTTCCTGCAGCCGCCAGGGCGCTGACCGCCGCCGGCGAGCTGGGCAATGTCGCCCGCTCGATGCGCGGCGTTACGCGGCTGGCCAAGCGCTTGCCAGGCGGCAATTTCCTCGACGCCGGCACGGCTGCGCTCGATGTTGCCCTGAATGCCAAGACCCAGGACGAAAAGGCCGAGGGCTACGGCGCCGCCGGCGGCAGTCTCGCGGGTACGCTCGCGGGCGCCGCTGCAGGCGCTGCGATTGGCTCGGTGGTGCCGGTTATCGGCACTGCCGTGGGTGGTGCCGTCGGCGCCGTGCTGGGCGGCATGGGTGGCGAGTCGGTCGGTGCCTGGCTGGGTAAGCGCTGGTTTGGTGAGGAGGCGGCCGAAGGCGAGGACAAGGCGTCGACGCCGGCCGCCCCTGGTGAGGCGTTACGCGTAACGCTGGAGCCGCAGGAGGTCAAACAAGCCGCCCCGGTCGTGCTCGATGCCGGCAAGCCTGCGCCTGTGGTGGTCGACAGCCGGGATCCGGTCGCCGTACCGCCGGCGGCGCCGGTACCTGCCCTGGGCGATACGGTGCGCGATCAGGCCAAGCCTGTTCCGCCGGCGTCCGCGCCGGTGGTAGTGCCTCCTGCAGCAGCGCCTGCAGTACGCGTTGCTGTGCCC